TAATAACCATTTTAGTATGGGTCCCCTACGACCCCTTCCCTTTATACAGGCAACCCTAATAAACTGTTTATTTAATAACCATTTTAGTATGGGTCCCCTACGACCCCTTCCCTTTATACTGGCAACCCTAATAAACTGTTTATTTAATAACCATTTTAGTATGGGATCATAAGGGAACGACGAGTTCCCTTAGTCGTTGAAGACATAGTATTTCGTCATTATGTAAGGTTTGTCATCATTCCTAACATTAAAATCGTAAAAATAGGTTGAATTATTTCCCATAGGTATTTGTTTCCACTTTTTTTTGATGCAGTTAAAATACAGGTTCAAAATCCCTTGGTCGTTCGTGGTCGAAACCGGGTACTTTTCAGTGAGTTCGTATAGTTGCTGAAACGTATCGTCTTCAATAATGCTCGTGTCAAACAGCATAATGGTGGATTGAAAATAGTCAATATTCAATTCAAAATCAGAATTCAAATCCATCCCTAAGAACTGGCAACTAAGTTTCCATTGATACGTTGGGTACGCGTCCGAATGCGCCAGCAATGTATTGGGTCTCGCAGTTTGCATAATGGGTTCAATGTTCTCATAAATTTTCGCCCCGCAATCAATGTAAAATACGTATCGCCACTGTTTGAAAAACGGCGTAAACAAATGGTATTTGTGGTACTGAAACAATTTGTATCCGAATTTACCACATTGGGTGTTTGTCTTGTCTATTTTAGCGGAAACTTCCTTATTAAAAACAATATCCGGAAAGTGTTTCACCATGATTTGTTTGTTTTTTTTGAGAAACGGGTGTTTATTCAATGCGTCCACGTTGATATCGTTTCCCACAATTAGAACAATGGGGCCATAGTATTCCCCAATTTCAATCAGGGTTTTGCACGTCTCAAAAAATTTATCCAAATAGCGGAAATTACAAACAAATACAACACAAAAAGAATCCATGAATAATTAGAATTGATGGTATTACGTTTATATCATTGAATAATGAAAATACTATGTTTTTATATCAACATATAACATATCATGGTTAATAATCGGTTGACGCGACAAAAGATTAAGGCTATTCGAGAAATATATGGCAAAAAACAAAGCAAACGAATACAATATTCTCCCAGTAAACGTCGAGGTAAAAACCCCCCTAAAATTGGTTTCTTATTATCGCAGCGTCCCTCATCCCGTGCCTTATCGCCTCGTCCCTTATCGCCTCGTGCCTCATCGCCTCATGTTTCATCCCGTGCCTCATCTCGTCCCTTATCGCCTCGTGTTTCATCGCCTCGTGTTTCATCTCGTGCCTCATCTCGTGCCTCATCTCGTACCTTATCTCGTGCCTCATCTCGTACCTTATCTCGTGCCTCATCTCGTGCCTTATCTCGTACCTTATCCCGTACCTCATCCCGTGCCTCATCGCCTGAAGATGAATGGTTGAACAAATATGATAATAAAAAACCCCCTAGTGAAGATACTACCATATATAAACTACCATCACCAACTACAAATTGCAACAGCAGAAGTAATATAAATGAACACCCAGGATGCCAAACATATTCTTGTTTTGATAGAGAAAACAATGTGTCTTCTTATAGTTATGATTGCGACTGGAAACAATACTACGACACCAATGCAATGGCATATTATTATTACAACCCAGACACCGGAGAAGCACGATGGGTTAAACCGGATGGTTTATATATTAATGGAGGATTGAAAAAAACTAAAAAAAATCGTAAAAATAAAAACGAATAATTAGTTTATTTAGAATTGTTTCAATTTTTATATTTTATATCTGCGTATAATATATAAATGACTTCTGTAAATCAATCACACACTTTTTTACCAAAAGATTCGCCGTCATCTCTCGGCGGAAATGCGTCTGCTTACCAAGAAGGAGCTCAGCGAGGAGGACAAGGACACGGCTACGATGGAAAGATGATTGTTCCAGGCGTTGCAGAGGTTTCCGCCTACAAGGGCGGATCATATAAAAGACGTCAATCCAAGAGACGCCAATCCAAAAGACGCCAAAACAAAAGACGCCAAAACAAATCTAGGAAACAGAGACGCTAGAAATAAAAAGGGAGGGACAAAGCCCCATTAAAAGGAGGGATCATAAGGGAACCTGCGGTTCCCTTAATTGAACTTCACCACAATCTTCACCGATTCCTTCTTAATGGTTTTGCATGCAGAGACCGACAACTCTTCTCTCTTTTTCCGAGTCTTATTATCAGTTTCAGATTCCTCCTCGTTTTTCTTGGAAATGCTGTTGCGCGAATTCATATCCAATTCAATCTCGTTGTAATTGTTCTCTATGTATTCCAACACCTGATTCTCAATTGCCCACTTGAAGAAATTCAGTTGTCCAATCGTGGTCTGCAAAGAAGTATCGTTGGTATAGGGAATCATGATTCGCTCTCTCCGAGAAAACGGGTCAAATCGCACCTTGCTATAAGCTTTTAGTTCAAGTTTATAATTATGGAACACTTTGAATCTCTCCATGTTTTCCTCGCCATTAATAACGGTACTGCACCGATTTTTAGCGGGAATGGAGTAAACCGTGAAATTCTTTTTGGCGAAATTAGTGACGAACCAGTCAATGATTCTTAGAGAAACTTTAGATTCGCCGTTGATGATTTGCATTAATCTGTCCATATGGTCTTCTTTTTTGTAAAAATCGAGCAAATTAGTTAGCAACAATTCGTTTTGTGTTTGGCTACACCGTGATGTCATTGATGGATATTAGGCATTCCTTTTATGTTGTTTGATACAGAGTTTTTATATATTATATTATATAATGGATATTAATAAAATATTATTGACGATAGTATGTTTATTTCATATTTTTATATGGATGTTTGTTTCGTTTGCATTTATTAATGAAAATGCTGCAACAATAAATGCGTATGTTGTAATTCCATTTATATATGTTTTACATATATTACCTTTTCATGTTTTAACTGAAACTAAAAAACAACTCAGTAATACGTGGGAAGAATATAATGACGGTCTTCTTAAAAAACTATATTTACCATTTCATTTTGTAAAATTACAACACAAATTAGAGAAACTGTGTTTTTTTAACCCAATTGGTGCACAAGGATTATTAATTTTTGGATTAATAACTTCAATATATCGTTTAAAATTTTATAAAAAATAATCGAGAGAAACAATAAAAACAGAATAAAGAAAAAATGCATTTAACACATATAACCATGTCAACCAAATACATTATTTTGACAAAGGATGAGAGAGACGCCACTTACGACAACACAAAAAATCAGATTTTCTTCATTAATAAACCGCTGACCTATTTAATGCCTTCTGTTAACCATACATATTATGCTGAACGCGGTTTATTCGAGAATGACCTAATTGACTGGTGCAAACAGTTTTGCAGAAAAGACGCGATCATGCTCGATATCGGTGCGCACACGGGCAGTTATGCAATTACATTGGCACCTTATTCTGGAAAGGTGTTTGCATTTGAACCGCAAAAAATGACTTACTACGCTTTGTGTGGCGGTGTTGCCCTGAGTTCTGCAACGAATATAGATTGTTTGAAATTGGGTTTGGGAAACCAGGCACAAACCGGTAGCAAAACCTTGCACATTGTCAGCAATGATGGCGGCGGGTCAACCGTGCATGCGCCTCCTTCCGATAAGATTTTGAACAGCGAGGTAATCGAGATACGCACTTTGGATTCTCTTGGAATCCAGGGTCAAATATCCTTTATCAAAATGGATGTTGAAGAGAACGAACTCCAGGTGTTGCAAGGCGGGATGGAAACAATTGTTCGTTGTGGGTATCCTAAGATTTTATTTGAGTCCAATAGCCAGGAAAACACCGCATTGTTTGACTACTTGAGAGAAATTCTCGGATATCAAATCATTAAGGTGAATGGGTTTTTTAATATGTACTTGGCGGAAAGAAGTTAATAAAAACTTGTTAATAAAAACTTGTTAATAAAAACTTGTTAATAAAAACTTGTTAATAAAAACTTGTAAATAAAAACTTGTTAATAAAAATCTTTAATAAAGTTAAAGATTTTTTGAATGACAATCTGGAAAATATTTTTGTATGCAGTCAAAGAAAATATTTTCCAGATTGTCAAAAAGTTATGGGGTCTTGTTTTTTGTTTTATTTCTTGAATGTTTATAAAAAGAAAGAAAGAAAGAAAATACTAAAAATATTTGAACAACAATTTGGAAAATATTTTATTTGACTGCATACAAAAATATTTTCCAGATTGTCAAAAATAAATTGGTGAATATAAATTTTTATTTTTTATACGAGTAAATTAAATTTACCCAATAATTAAGAAATAGTTTATTGTAATTAAATTGTCTTCCCTTAAATTCGGTTATTGTGTTTAACAATAGTTCTTCGGTTATATCCGACCATTCATTTACAATCAATACCGGCAAATCGTCATAAACTGTATCAATTGGTAAATTCCATCTTTTTACAATGGGAATGCATCCCAATCCAATAGCCTCCCACGTTCTATGGCAATCGAGCCCTCCTCCAGCTGGCGATAAAACAAATGCAAATAAACTTTGATTTTGCCATGTTTGATTTCGATTGACGGGGTTTTTTTCGTAATAAGTCAAAGTCGATTTTACAGAATTTAAACAATCATGCCGATCGCTGGTATAGTACTTATTCTCCATATTGAAATGGAAATTGCCATAACATTTTACTATTCTTTCATAAAAAGGCTTTGATTTTTGTTTAATTTGTAATAATATTTGTTCTTGTCTAACCGGGGAGATTTGTCTTGAAAATGTGTGATAATCCATGCCGATTGGTATCGGTATTACTTTTGGATGTTTTAGTGTGCAATTTTGGGTAAACCACACCACACAATATTCACTATTTAAAAAATTTAATATACCTTCTTTATTAATTTCGTCGCCCTTTCCAACTGGTTTGTCAAAAACGGGTGCATCAAAATCGCTGTCATTTGTGACTAATATTATTTTATTTTTAATATCGGGCGCATATTTAGTTGCAAAAATTGAAATGGATAACCAACTACATAAATGCACAACGGTGTAGTCTTTTAAATTAATAAAGATTTCTTCGTCAATTTGTCTAGTTGAAGAACTTAAAAAATTGTTATGTCTTTCGCACATTTTAACTATACCTCTTGAGCAAACAATTAAGCATTTTTTTTCACTTTCGTCATTCATTGTTATTAATAATATTGTTGTGTATGTTTATATACTTTTTTTATTTATTTTGGACCAGGTTTGATAAGCTTTTGGTCGCTAAGCTTCGCTTTTGGTCGCTAAGCTTTTGGTCGCTAAGCTTCGCTTTTGGTCGCTTCGCTTTTCCATCTCTCAAAAACGGTTTTATGATAAGGATAGTCTTTCACTACCATACTGCTTATTTTAAATTGTTCTATCAAATCCACATCCACTTCGTCGTGATCAAACGCATCATTGCGTATTGTCAATTCCAGCGATTTTTCAACATTTATTGTCAAAGCGATGGGTTCTCTGCATTCGGGGCAGTTGACATGGTTTTTTACAAACATTTGATCCAAACATTCTCGGTGAAAGGTGTGTCTGCACCCTAATCTGCAACATTTTGGCATTGTGTTGCCGGTTTCCGGGTAGTAAAGCGCTGTTAGACACAGTGCACACACCTTGTTCAGAAATTCCGCTTTGTTTTTTGTATACAGGATAAACGGATAATCGTTGTTCATAATGGTTGGTCGTTATTGTTTATATTTGCAAATATAAATAATTCAATTTTCAGTGCCTTCTATCGTTCCTTCTATCGTTCCTTCTATCGTCCCTTCTATCGTGCCTTTTCCAATGAAATACCAGTATCCATATTCTCTCCAATGTTTCAGTGTTCGTTTGATACCGCTATAAAAACTGGATTTTTTAATTGTAAATGGCGGATTGCCGTCGATGCGATAATCACTCCACGCCGTATTTGGGATGTCAATCGCGTCTTCCAACGTTTTTTGAAAATCTTTGCTTTTCAAAATGGTTTCGTACATGGTAATCATATCCATTTGTCTTTGCACCTTGTCATTGCTGATTGGCAATTTTAAAAAAGTCAATAATGAATAAGACTGACAAAGGGTGTCGTTGACATCAACATTCATATTTTGGATATTGTTCATAACGCTGCAAACCTTTTTATTTTTCTTTATATCGTAGAGAACGTGGTGGTGCGAGTTATTATTTTCATCAATTCCAAATTTATATTCGTCATTTGGAAAAACCTCGGCAATGACTTCTCTCACCGTCTGGTCGCCAAAAAACTGATTTATGAATGTAAAATGTTCTTTTGAAAATTTTTCCATCTTTATGTTATCCATTTTTGTTGTATTCATTGTTATAAATAATGGATAAATATTTATAAATTGTTTGTAAATATCTACATTGGATTCATCTCTCCAAATACGCGGATCCCGCTATTATATGCCGCATGCAATGAACCATAATAAAGTGGATCCGTATGTTCACCCGCAAAAAACAGGGTATCGTTTATGGGTTCGCAGACCGCATCAATGTCCGCGTCGGTGACGGACATATCATGGTAAGAATACGCACCCTGTGTGAATACGTCTTCTTCCCATCTTGTTATGTGTCAAGATTTTGGGAAGGGGACGTTCTTAAAGTAAAGTTTCAAATGGTCTAGAACCGTATCCACGATTTCTTCATCTGATTTTCCACTCAGCCGGAATCCATTGTCCGCGGGGCAAATCGCCTCCAGTATCGGCATATTTTTTGAAACCATATAGTTGTTCCACAAAATGTATTCGTTCTCTTCATTTCGCGTAAGTATCATTGGCGCATCGTTCCAAAACACCTCGTCGAATTCCAACTGAATTTTTTTATAGGATCCCATTTTGATGTGTGCAAGGGCGTCCATTTTATTGGAAGGCAATGGCGGTTCAAATTCAATGTCTCTCAACGGTCCGGGCGGAATTGTTATGCACAATTTGTTGCATTTGTATACGAGCCCTTCTCTCGTATGCACTTCCACTTCATTTTGTCCATGAATGATTTTTGTGATAATCTGGTTGCAAATAATTTTATCCAGACAATCTTTGGATAACGTATTAACCAACGTTTTTGCGCCCTTTTTGAACAAACAGTGCGAACCAGCGTAGTCTCCAAAAAGCGCATAATCGGATTGTTGAAGAAAAGATACAGGCAGATTCTGGATACTTCCGCCACACCAGACCTCAATCATGTAGAGAAAAATCCGCATATCGTCATCTTCCGATAAAAATGAAAACGCATCGGCGATTGTGGTGGAACCATTTATTTTGCTGGTTTTTAAAATTAAATCGTTCCATTTCTCAGCGAGTAATTGTCTTTTTTCTAAAGGAAATTCTTTGTCTAAAAAATAAGTGATGTTTGCGTTCTCCGAATGCATCCACGGGTTGCATTCGGCGACCGGAATAAGGTCATCTGACAATATCAAATTTGTCAAAGGATTATCGCACAAACCGTGCACCCACGCCGCGCCATCGTCAATGTTTTTATCGTTTGTAAAAACGCGACCGCCGATACGTTCTCTCGCTTCCAATATAATATAATCTTCGTTCTGTAATTTAGATGCGATCGTTAAACCGCTAATGCCAGCACCAATTATGATGGTTTTGCTTTTCATATAAATTATATTGCTATTTTTTTCTAAGTTTTTTATTATAAACTGTTTTCACGAATTGATTATTGTCTACCTATATATTAATGAATCCGAGTTTAGAAAAAAAAACAAATAAAAAGAAAATACTGAAACGCAACAAAACGAAAAAACGCCCCAATGTATTAGTTCTCTCGCATCGAACTCCCCAAAAGATTGTTAATATAAGTCATGAGATTGAAGAGGAAATTGATGAATCGAACGAGTCGTATAGTCCATCCATTAATAAAGAATTGGTGTCTCTGAAATCGGTTCAAAGAAACCCAGTTTTCAATTGCAACAATGCGCGTGCATTCATGCTGAAAGCCCCTCTGAAAATCGGTGTTCCAGACTCTTCCGGCAAAAAAACGTGCTATCCATACGACGACCCCGTTGCCAAAAAATACATGCTGAAAAATCTTCGAGCGAATAAACACGTGGACCCGAGCAAAATCGTGCCACCCATCCAGGAGCTAGCGAACTGCTGGTTTAACACAATGTTTGTGTCATTGTTTATCTCCGATAAGGGACGTAAATTCTTCCATTTTTTAAGGCAGATGATGATTGAGGGGAAACAGAAGGGCGGCGAACCGATCCCGGAAGTTTTGAGAGACGGATTCGCGCTTTTCAATTACGCGATTGACGCATGTTTAACCGGCAACAAGTATGCGTACGTTCTAAATACTAACGCCATTATCCAGCAAATCTATGATTCTGTTCCGGATGATTATAAGGCACAATACGCCTATATTCGCGACGTAGACGAAGCAGGAAACCCGATTCGATACTACTTGAGCTTAATCAATTATATGGGGAATCGCAATTTGCCGATTTTATTTGTGCAGGATGCAGGAATCAGTTGGCAATTCCAACTCCAAGAAAAATCTACTGGAAAAATACCCGATGTGATTATTTTGGAATTCTTTGATGACGACGAGCCGACAACCAATAAAGAAACCCGGTTTACATTAAATGGTGCAAAATACGCGCTGGATAGTTGCATCATTCGGGACACTGATAAAAACCATTTCTCTTCTTTGCTGACCTGCGAGAAGAAAGAGATGGCCTATGACGGGATGAGTTTCCACCGACTCACATACATGGATTGGAAAAGTAAAATAAATACGGATTTCAAGTGGCAGTTCAAAGGGTCCAAAGACGACGGTAAACTTCTTACCTGGAACTTTGCGAAAGGGTACTATATGCTGATTTACTATCGGGTCTAAACCCTTGGAGAATTAAAATGTCCCATTTTAAATCTTCATTGGTATAAAAATATTATTTAAGATAGAATAATATTTTTTGTAAAATATTTATAATATACATATTTGTATAATGCCAACGCCAACCGAAATATACAATGCAAATGTTTCCCAACTTCAAAACCAATTGAACGTAGCAATCCGCAAAATTAATTTGATGCGAATAAGTAATATATTAAAAAAAAGTATGATTGTTAGAGCAATGAATGATTCAAATATTTATTTAAAAAAACTAACTGACAAATATAACCAGGATATGGCGTTAGTAAGTAGTGCTAAAACTGCGTTTTTGGTCGGAGTAAATTATACAGGGACTATAAACGAATTGTACGGATGCATCAATGACACCAAAAACATAGAAGACCTTCTCAAAAATAAGTATAATTTTACAAACATCGCGTTATTAAATGACGAGACTTCTGACAAACCGACAAAAAAAAATATATTAAATGGTTTGCAAACACTGTTATCCAATACGAATTCTGGAGATACCGCGTTTTTCATGTTTAGCGGACACGGAACGTCCACGATGGATTTGAATGGCGATGAGAGAGACGGTCGAGACGAAGTGATTATGCCGATAGACGCGTTTACAATTGATACGTGCATAGTAGACGACGAATTAAACAAAGTGATCAGAAACGGATTAAAACCGGGAGCAAAATTGGTTGCATTATTTGACTGTTGTTTTAGTGGAACTATGATGGATTTGCGATATACATATGGATATCCCGACAATACGAAATCATCGGAAACTGTAGGCGATGTGTATATGATAAGCGGGTGCACTGACCAACAATTAAGTGATGATACTGTTGCGCCAATCAATGGAAAGGAAATGGCGTCGGGTGCGATGACCTATGCATTTTTGTCAATGATTAAAGAAACCGCTTTAATGGGTGATTTGGTTACCAAAATGCAGGCATTTTTGAAAAACAATGGGTATTCGCAACGGCCGTTACTATCCTCGGGGAAAAAAGTAGATTATGGTAAGACTGTTTTTTTATAAAGGAAACCGTAGGTTTCCGCTTTTCTTAACCTATAGTTAAAAGGGAATTGGTATTAAGGTTTTTATTGAACAGTGGATAACCTTTTGATGTTTCTCAAATGGAGAAGTATCAAAAATTTCATAAAAAAGGAGGGTTCAAAAGGGAACGTAGTTCCCTTTACCACTTGCCTGTGGTCTTTTTCACCATAATATTGTTCCCCTTTGCCTTTCTCTTTGCATTTGGGTCATATTCGTCTCCATCGTCGTCTGCCAAATTCTTGGAGAGTTCCCAGAACTCTTTGGACCCCAATTTGAAATCGGGGCGGTCCGCCGCCTTGTACCAGAACACTTGGTCGTTAATCTTGTTGGATTTGGCGTTGTTGGATATCACCATGCACTCGTAATTCTCGGTTGTCTGGTCCATAATAGTGCAAAACGATTCCAATGTGGGGAACATCGACGCATAGTTCTCCCAAATCTTCTTACGATTGGATAAATAATTCTCTCGCAAAATAAAAACGTAATCAATATTGGTGCGGAGATTGGGTGGGATACCCAATGGGTATTGCATCGTGATGATTAACATCACTTTCCAGTGTCTTCCGTTCATGAACAAAGATCTCATCAACTTATCTTTAGTCCAACTGCTGTCGTACAAGCAATCATCCAGAATAACAAAAGTGCGCGGGTCAATAGAGCACTTCTTGTAAGTCTCCATCTCGGCCTGGCACTGTTTCATAACGGTTTTCTGGCGTCTTAACACGTTCTCTATCAAAATGCTGTTGTATTCTTCGTGGATGAAAAGTTTGGGAACCAGTTTTCCGTAAAATCCGTTGCCTGCTTCTGTTCCTGAAATCACAGTACCAATGGGAATATCCTGGTGATGGTACAGCAAATCTTTGACCAAAAAGGTTTTGCCGGTATCACGGCGCCCGATCAAAACAATGACGGGCCCCTTATTTTCTTTCGGGTCAAAGGTGATTGCACGCATATCAAATTTTTTCAATTCAAGTGTCATTTTAAATTAATTAATATATGTAAAAGAAAGATAAAAAATGTGTAATTGAAACGATTATGTCATTATTTATCTTAGTGAAACGATTAGTTCATTATACCTAAATTATGTTTTAGCGTAAAATATAAATGGATAACAAATTCAGTATTTTTTATAAAAAAGCAAAGAAGATTGATTTAGAAATGTTGGATTCAATCAGTGAAATTCAACACTATAATCCCGTATATAGCCGATTTTTCGAAATGGATGAAACCAACTACAATCGCATTTCTCTTAACCACAAATACCACATATATGATTTGAAAACGGTGGTTGACGATGACGACAAACCAATGGAAAAGGACATCTTTGTCAAATTCTCTCCACTTTTGGATCCGCTGAATTATTTGCGGGGCAAATACGATTTGGAAACTCCCATTTTCAAAACACTTCCTAAACTGGGGTCCACTACCGATACGTGTTTGCCCAAAGTATTGGATGTAAATAACTCTTCTTATGTAGACGGATTTTTCTCTTATCTGACATCGATGATGAAAGACACGCATGGCTGGGTGCATGGCGTGGAGTATTATGGTTCCGCACTCGCGGTACAGCGCGGGTTCAAATATGATATCGTGGATGATCTGGATTTCTTGACAAAATGCCCGTTTTTCACCAACAATTTGAACAAACATTTCACCGTGGACGAAGACACCTCCATCATTTTGCGCGAGTATTCGGGAGAAGGTTCGCGCACCAACAAGAAGAAACTGAGTATCAAAGATTTAGACATTGATTTGGATGTAGAGGAGGTTATCGCCGAATCAATTGGTGTTGTGCCCGAAATTATTACGAATGCAACTCCGTCATTAGAATACGAATCCTTATCGAAAGAATCCGATAATGTCGACGACGAATCCAGTAGTGATTCCGACAGTAGCGATGATTCCAAATCGGACACAACCAAATCGGAAGAGAGTGATTGGGAGACAGAATCGGATGACGAAGGGGATGATTCCGAAAACCATGGTTCCGAAGACGACGATTCCATTTTCGAAGAGGATGAAAAGATGTTCAGTTATCTGAATGAATTTCCAGTCCAGCTTATTTTCCAGGAAAAGTGCAAAGGCACATTGGATGAATTGATAATGCAGAGAAAACTGAAAGACGATACATTTGTGGAAGCTCTTTTGCAAATTGTGTTGTTATTGGCCACTTACCAAAAGGTCTTTGATTTCACACACAATGATTTGCACACCAATAATATTATGTATGTAGAGACGGAGGAGGAGTTTTTATATTACCGTGTTGGCGGAGTTTGCTACAAAGTCCCTACCAACGGTCGCATTTTCAAATTGATTGATTTTGGAAGATCCATTTACCGTTTTGGAGGCAAAACGTTTTGCAGCGACAGTTTTGCGCCCAATGGCGACGCTGCGACCCAGTATAATTGCGAACCGTATTTCAACGAGAAGAAAGCCCGAATTGACCCGAACCCCAGTTTTGACCTGTGTCGCCTTGGATGTTCTCTCTACGATTTTGTTTGCAGAGACGACGAGGTGAAAACCCCGTTGCAGAAACTGGTGGATTCCTGGTGCAACGACGACCATGGAAAAAGTGTTCTTTACAAACCGAGCGGTCAAGAGAGATACCCCGATTTCAAATTGTATAAAATGATTGCGCGAACGGTGAACAATTTGGTTCCAAGTGAACAGCTGAAACAGAGTGTTTTCAAGAAATATGTTTACGAGGCAACCGTGCAAATTGAGACAATAATCAATGTAGATGCATTGCCCAATTATGCATAAGAGAACTAATAATCCCCTCAAATTAGGTTAAAAAGATTCCATTAGTAATTATTACTTAGTAATGGAAAAAATCGATAAAATCATATATATCAACATGGACGCACGGGCCGACCGAAAGACGGCTCTTTTGAAAGAATTTGACCGCATCGGTTTCACCGAAAAGAAAATCATCCGGTTTCCGGCGTCTTCTTACAATGGTTGCCCCAACACCGGGTGTTTGTTGAGCCATGCAAATGTTTTGGAAATGGCTTATGATATGGATTTGCAAAATGTGCTTGTCATAGAAGACGACTTTATTTTCATCGATGATGTAAAAAAAATCCATCACGACATAAACGCGTTTTTTGAATTAAATATTAATTGGGATGTCGTTATGCTGACAACGTGCGCGGCTATAATCGCCGAACCGACGAATCAATTAATTTCGAGAATTTCGTCGTCGGGCAATGGAGCGGGGTATTTGGTCAATCGGTCAATGATGTTGGAACTCAGTACATTGTTCAAATCCAATGTGGAGAATTTGTTTTCCACAAAACAACACTGGGTTTACCAGAATGATATATTGTGGAAAACGATTATGCTGTCGTCGCAGTGGTATATGTTCAATCATTATTTGGGGTACCAGAAGGAAGGATATAGCGATTTGTCGCAGGACCAGAAGATTGCGATTATTCCGCAAATTGTAGGGGAACCGCTATGCTCATCCCCTATGACCCCTCCTTTGGGAAATAATTCTTCAATTGTAGGGGAACCGCTATGCTCACCCCATATAACCCATCCTTTGGGAAATAATTCTTCAATTGTGGTAGATGAACCAGTTTATCTTCATATTGAGGAGGAAAAATATTTAGAACAGATTGACTCATTGCTTCCTACGAGATATTGTGCTGACTCTATTGTAAATAACGTAATTAGTGCATTTATTGGTAGGTCCAATGTCGGATTGCAAAAATACGGAACAACTTTGGATAGAGACGATTTATCTGTTCTTGATTGGATTCAGCACGCCCAGGAAGAACACATGGACGCCATTCTGTATTTGGAAAAGTTGAAAACCGAAATAAAAAAGGGAAGATCTATTTAATGCCTTATTTACGTATTACGAATAATCTCGGTCATTCTTCCTCCACGCGTTGTGTGTTTTTTCTTTCTGCATTTTTTTGGATGGCCTTCATTATGGCGATCGGAATGAATGATATTGCGGTCCCGAGAGTGAATGATATAAGTGTGCACATGAGCACTTCGACCAATATTCCCTGTATTATTATTAATACGATTCCGTAAATTCCAAATAATGTTATAATTAATTTCCCTCCCGGCTCGTCGAATATCGAGAATCCTAGAAAAACTAGGAGCGATACTGATAGTATTGTTTTTATTATGTCCGCCAGTTGTGCGTCTGCCATTTGTGTGTCTGCCATTTTATTCATTTGTTTATACTGTTTGTTTTTATAACTTACACCCTATTTCGAATAAATATTTCAATTTTACAATTGCAAAAAACATAAAAAAATAAAACGTAAATATATAAGAAACCAATGCATCGTATATATTTTCCAAGCTCAATGGGACAAAGAAAACTCGGCGTGGATACAACCAGTAAATATTTGTTCCAACTTTTTGGAGATAACGGAACCCTAGTAAAAACAAAAAACAGCGATAAGTTTCGCGATGTAGAACTTTGCGATAAGCTTCGCGATCAGCTTCGCACTAAGCTTCTTTCAGATAATCTGCGAAATCTATTTACTGCAAATATGAAGACAAAAAACCCCATCATAAATATCGGCGGGGACCACTCCATGGCCATTGCGACCATTAGTGCATCTTTGGAAAAACACGGTTCCGCACTCAAAGTCATTTGGTTTGATGCACACGGCGACATCAATACCCGCAAAACATCGCCCAGCGGGAATTATCATGGCATGCCTCTTGCATTTTTAACGGGATTGGATAGTGATTACGAATTGTTTCCATTTTTGTTTTGGGTCCCCGACCTCAAATTTGAAAACATTCTTTATTTGGGTATCCGCGATTTGGACGATGGAGAGAAGGCGTTTATTAAAGAGAAGAAAATCAAGTTTATCCGGTGTAAAGAAATCAACGAGAACCCAAAAGAAACCTATGCAAAAATCAAAGAATTCGTGGGAAAAGACCCGCTGCATTTTTCGTTTGATGTGGATGGACTAGACCCGGAAGAAATGTCGAGCACGGGAACAACCGCACCAAACGGTGTTAAAACAAAAGTGATGAAACCCATTGTTGACAAAATAATGAAGAATTTGAACGTGGTAGGTATGGACATAACAGAATTCAATTTGGAATTGGGTGAACGAGAGAAGTCGATGAAAAATTTTACAAAATTGTTCAAAAAATACTTAGAATAATTACATAAAAATGTTGTATTTTTATGTAAAAGGCTGGGGGTCACACGGGTATAATAAATAAAGGAGGGGTCATAGGGGAACGTAGTTCCCCTATTTAGAACTCGCACACCATATCAAAAACATCGACAGCAATTTCCTTATTTGCCATCGCATACTCAGAAACGGTGCGTTCAAAGAAATTGGATTTGCTTTCCAAACTAATGAGTTCCATAAAATCAAAAGGGTTTGCACTGCCGTAAATCTTATCAATTCCAAGTTGCAAACAGAGACGGTCTCCCACAAACTCAATATACTGGGTCATCAATTTCGCGTTCATCCCAATTAACCGGCACGGCAACGACTCGGTTATAAATTCCTTTTCAATCTCCACCGCCTCTTTCACAATTTCCACAATCTTGGACTTCTCTATTTTCTGATGGAGTTTGGAGTATATAAGAATGGCGAATTCAGAATGCAGTGCCTCGTCTCTACTAATGAATTCGTTGGAAAGAGTTAGACCCGGCATGATTCCGCGCTTCTTGATCCAGTAAATGGCTGCAAAACTACTGCTGAAGAAAATGCCTTCTACGCAGGCAAACGCTACCAATCGTGTGGGAAAGGTTTCGTTGCTCGCCTCGTATCCAATCCAACGCCTTGCCCAGTCCGCTTTCTTCTTGATGGAAGGACACGTTTCTATGGCATTAAACAACTTGTGTTTTTGAGCCTTGTCTTTAATATAGGTTTCAATTAAAACACTGTACATCTCAGAATGGATGTTTTCCATTGCAATCTGGAACCCGTAGAAAGCGCGGGCTTCTGAGAGTTGAACATCGGCCATAAATCGCGTCGCCAAATTCTCCATAACAATTCCGTCGCTCGCTGCGAAAAATGCGAGAACCATCGAGATGAAATACTGCTCGTCTGGCATAAGCTTTGCCCAGTCACCTAAATCTTTGGACAAATCAATTTCCTCGACGCGCCAAAAACAATCGACCTGTTTCTTGTACATTTTCCAGATGTCCTCGTCTTGGATTGGAAACATCACGTAGCGAGAGGTGTCTTCTTTCAAAAGGGGGTCTGTCATTTCCTAAATAATATACAACGGCAGATTTTATATTATTTGAATAAACTAATAGTGTAGAGCATAAATATGTTGTCTAATATTTAAGAACTCATCTACATCTACATTCTTTTACGTTCCCTTTAAAAAAATCAAATAAATTTCTATTTTAAAATCGCCACGATGATTCGAACCAAAGTTGATACATCCAACATTGATGCAAAGACGTTTCACAAAATGCTTTTTATTTTCAATTGTGTAGAGAAGGGTTGGAATGTGAAGAAACGCGACGGCAAATATATTTTCCAAAAATCTCACGACGGAAAGAGAGAAGTTTTTATGGAAGATTATTTAGAGAAATTCATTGCCGAGAATTCTTCACTTTAAAGGGAACCAAGGTACAGCTTCGCTTATGCCTTTTTTTGCTTTGCTTATACCCTCCTTTATACAAAATTACTCAAACTGTTTTCCATTTCTTTTTTTGCTTTGCTTAAACAAAATTACTCAAACTGTTTTCCATTTCTTTAGAACATTTTGTCTTGCCACACTTTACCCATTCATCAAACCGTTTTTTGTATTTTGATTTTTCATACAATTTGTTAGTACAATCATAATATTCATAATCATCTACTATTTTGGAACAGAGATTCGCTTCTTCTTTCAAATAACGTTTTTGTTCAGCCAATCTTTTTTTATTCTGCTTTGAACATTTCTGGGTTTTGCATTTATTCAGTTTTTTGAGCAGTGGTTTTCTTTTTTTATCTTTTTCTTCCATTTTTTTGGTTTGATTCTTTGTTAAACCAAATTTGAATTCTTTTGGCAAACTCATATACGCATTATTTAGATTTTATTCATTCATTCATTATCAACAATCTTGTATTTAGTTTAATTCGGTATAAATTGTAAATTCAATTAGATTGTAATGTTATATGAGTTATACAGAATTTCACGGTGAAATATTGGATTCCGTACACGTTGATAATGTGTTGAGAAGTTATTTCCCAGATTATAGCTATAAAGGAGTTATGTTAGATGTTGGTGCATTTGAACCCATAAGAATTTCAAATAGTTATCATTTTGAAAAAAATGATTGGGATGTATATTGTTTTGAAGCGAATACAAATGGAATTCCATTATTACAACAATATAGAAAAAATGTGTTTAATTATGCAATTTACGATGAAAATAAAGAATCTGTCGAATTTAATGTGGTAGAATCAAATGGTTGGACTGCAGGATTTTCGGCAATTGAACTAAGTGATGAAATTGCCAATGTATTTAAGTGTGATAATAAACAAATTACAAAAATAAATGTACAGCAAAAAAAATTATCTTCAATATTAGAAACAGAATTAAGTCATATCGCAAATATTGATATTTTAAAAATAGATATTGAAGGTGGAGAATTAAAATGTTTACATGGATTAAACTTAAACAAATATAAACCCAAAGTAATTTTATTAGAAAACATAACCAATGATACAAAAATAAATGATTATTTGTATAAATTTGGATATATATTGGATAAACATATTTCATATAATCAATTTTTTATTTTACAATAAATGATTATTAGAAGTAGTTCTCATATTTCATCCATTCATGATTCTCTCAAACTGTTTTCCAATTTCCTTTTCTAAATCCGGCAACCTGGTGTACAGCATCGGATTTCTACCATTCTCATATTTATTGGGGTTAAACTTAATAACTATGGTTTTTTCGTCTTCTGCAGAGACATTTGTGTTGTTATTAAAAACAATTTTGAGTGTAAACCCATTAATCTGGATTTGGCTTACGCCCGGTCCGTGAATAAACCCGTCAAATTTGGAATCTATAAATTTTTGGATAACATCGTCCTTTGATTTGTAAACGGTTTGCAGAGAAAGTGGGTCCAATGGGAATAATTTTACATAACAATGCGTGCAATAACCTTTGAACCTGGATAAAACGTTTTTTCCAGAACATTTTGTACAATTTTTAACCACTTCATCCGCTGGTAATCCCGGTTCCAAACTTCTCGTATTCTTCGAATCTGGTTCTCTGTGCAAAGAACAGAAAAACGGTTTTCCAAAACAAAATCCATAAACTGCCGGGTTCCTACAAGTGTCTTTTTTGCAAATGGTTGGCATCTTATTACTTTATATTATCAAATTTATCTCATAATTTTAACCCCTAAATGTTGTATCGGGGGTGAAATATAAATTCATTGTCTCTACACAAATGCAATGTATTTTGTAAATTGCGCATCTATGTTTATGTAAGGGAAGGTTCTAACAAAAACCGCAGGTTTCCTTTAAATGTAGAGAAAATCATAAAATTTTGGCTTTATACGCTCAGATTTAGGAGAAATTATATTTTTAGATTATATAAAAAAATGGGAGGAGCCTTAATGCAATTAGTCGCCTACGGCGCACAAGATGTTTTCCTTACTGGAAACCCCGAGATTACTTTCTGGAAGGTGTCTTACAGACGCCACACCAACTTCGCGATGGAGTCCATCGAGCAGACTTTCAACGGCCAAGCCGACTTCGGTCGCCGTGTTAGTTGCACCATCTCCAGAAACGGAGATCTTGCCTACCGCACCTATGTCCAGGTTACTCTCCCCGAGATTAACCAGTCCATGAAGAACACCACCAGTGGTGATGTCTATGCCCGTTGGTTGGACTACCCCGGTGAGCAGCTCATTGCCCAGGTTGAGGTTGAGATTGGAGGCCAGAGAATTGACCGCCAATATGGTGACTGGATGCACATCTGGAACCAGCTCACTTTGTCTTCTGAGCAACAGGCCGGTTATTACAAGATGATTGGACACACCACTCAGCTTACCTACATCACCGACCCCGCCTTCGCTGACATCAACGGCCCCTGCGCTTCCACTGGAGGCCCCGGCCAGGTTTGTGCCCCCAGAAAGGCTCTCCCTGAGACCACCTTGTACATTCCCCTCCTCTTCTGGTTCTGCAGAAACCCCGGCCTTGCTCTGCCTTTGGTCGCTCTCCAGTACCACGAGGTTAAGATTAACATCGATTTCAGACCCATCGGTGAGTGCTTGTGGGCCGTCAAGGATTTGATCTCCATCACTAGTACCACCGGCATGGCTGTTACCACTGCTTACCAGCAGTCTCTTGTTGCCGCTTCTATCTACGTTGATTTCATCTTCTTGGATACCGACGAGCGCAGAAAGATGGCCCAGAACCCCCACGAGTACCTCATTGAGCAGCTCCAGTACACCGGCGACGAGTCGGTTGGTTCTTCCAGTAATAAGATCAAGATCAACTTCAACCACCCCTGCAAGGAGCTCATCTGGGTCGTCCAGCCCGATGCCAACGTTGACTATTGTGCCTCCCTCGAGGGCAACAGTACTCTGTTCAAGGTGTTAGGTGCCCAACCCTTCAACTACACCGATGCCATTGATGCCCTCCCTCCCTCGATCCACGTCTTCGGAGGCCCCGCTGAGACCTCTGGTACCAATGCCTTCATTAGTGGAGGTATCTTCCAGATGCCCGGCGCTTTAGACGGCTTCGTCTCTGGTGGTACCAGCACTGTCCAGGACTGGCACGCTACTGGTGCCTTCAACCAGGACAGCGCTGCCCCTACCGGATCCATGTTGTCCGATGCCGGAACCTTCGTTTTGGCCGAGACTGCTCTCCACCTCCACTGCTGGGGTGAGAACCCCGTTGTCACCGCTAAGCTCCAGCTTAACGGACAGGACCGTATCTCCGAGAGAGAGGGTTCTTACTTCGACGTTGTTCAGCCCTTCCAGCACCACACTCGTGCCCCTGATACCGGCATCAACGTGTATTCTTTCGCTTTGAGGCCTGAGGAACATCAGCCCTCAGGGTCGTGCAACTTCTCCAGAATCGATAACGCCACACTCCAGTTGGTGCTGTCCTCTGGAACCGTTGCCGGAACCTCGACTGCTAAGGTCAGAGTATATGCTTACTCTTACAACGTTTTAAGGGTGATGGCCGGTATGTGCGGCGTCGCGTATTCAAGTTGAGCGGACATACATACAACGTGTTTTGCAGTGGCGGTGTTGTCGTGGATATCAAAAATTCTGCATATCCTTTAAAAATTTAATAAAAAATCAAAATCAATTTTTTTATTAAATCGTTTTACAAACCTTCATCATCGGTTGAATACTCGTTTATAGTTAAACCAATATTTGTTGGAGTTTCTAGAGCTTTTTTTTTACATCGTTGTTCTGCAATTTTTTGTGCGTGCATACGTTTATATTCTGCATCTCCATATTTTTCTCGCGTATTTTTGCGTCGTTCTTGTCTTTTTTCTGTTGATATTTTACGCATTTCATCTCGTGAAGGTTTATTTGGATTGCGATTTAATGTATTAATAATTGGAACGCAAACTGGAATATAATTTTGTTTTTGACTACAATTGTAAATTTTTAAAAGTTTATTTATAAAATATTCATACTCAATGTCCTTTTTCATAAAGTTGCATTGTCCGCAACAAGGACGAATATTTTCAGTTGTATATCCAATACTATTATCATATCTATCAATACCATTTTTATGCCTATTGCTATTTTGCTTACCACATATATAACAATCATAACTAACAATCTTATCAAAATCACTTTGTGTTAGTTCAAATACATAATTTCGTGATTTTGCGCCTTGTTTATAAGAATTATAATTAATAGTAGAATGGTTTGCAAATGCACGTGGATGTAAATTGCAGTTAATAATCTTATTATAAGTTAATATATGTTCCGTTCTTTTTATAAACGTTGAATTATCAAGTGCACCCTTCATTGTATTGCATTCATCACAACAACTCACACAATTATCAAGCTCATAACCTTTACTGCTATCCATTCGGTCAATGCCATTAAAACCTTTGTCTTGAATTGTTTCACAGTAATAACATGGTTTTATAACAATTTCAACAAATTGTTCTTTTGTTAATTCAAAATTTATATTATTCATTTCACATTTATGTGTGTAATTATACATATGTTTATTAATATTGATTAAATTTTTTTTATTTGACTCTTCCACCTTTTCGGGATTGTTTTCTCGCCACTTAGCCATTGTTTCTGAATTTCTTTTCAAATATTCTTCTTGATGTTCATTGTGTTGTCTATCCCTATAATTTAATGTTTTCAATACAACTTTTTCAGGATTTGCATTTTCCCACTCTTTTTTTGTAGCCTTTCTCTCCGGTTTTTGTGATGCAATTCGTTGTATTTCGTTCACGTGTTCTTTGTCTCTCTTTTCATTTTGTTTTTTGAATTCTTCTCTGCACTTTAAACACGTTTTTGTTTCTGAATACTCATTAACCACCTTAAATTTACAACAAACCGTACACTGTTTCTTTCCATCAACAATTTCATCAGATACGGCGGACCGTTTTGCCTTATCCTGTTCTCTCTCCTTCTCCAAACATTCTGGACAACTTTTGTACGCATAGTCTGACCCAAGTTTTGCACGACACCCCTTCAAATATTTTGCACACGGTTTCATTCCTTCGGCCAAACATTCATCTACAAACAAACACAGTTGGTGTTTTCCGCAATAATCATTTTCGTCGGATTTTTTGAAAGTGCAACCATCGGATTTGCACAAAACCACCTCAGTTTTGGCTTTTGCACGGTTTTCCGCACCTCTTTCTCCACAAGTTAAACATTGAATTTTACCGGAAGGCAAATCCTTCCATTTGTTGCACCCTTTGCAGAATTTTAATTGTTGGAGTTGTGCATCCGTGTATTCCGTCAAATAATTGTGATAGTTGCAAAACGGGTTTCCATAATTACGGCACAAATCACCATTGCGGTCTTTTCCTTTGCATTTGATTTCAACTGGTGTTTCAATAACTTTCTTATCGGTGATGTTAAACCTCTGGTCTTTGTTAATAAACTTCTCCCAAATACTCTTATGTTCTTCCGATAATTCGCCTTTTGACAAACTCATATTTTGCCGGGTTATCCACCGCGACAATCGGCACTCTTCTTCGGTGCTACCGTCCTGTTTGGGCATCTTATTATTTTCGCTAACATATTCAACCACTTTATCAAACGTATCTTTCCAGGACTCTTCATATGTTCGGTAAAGATGTATATACTTATTGATAAATGCAGTCCATTTATCATATCGGTCAGTTCCAGGTTGTACACGCTTTACCTGGTCATAACTCCATCGCAATAGTGCAACTTCTTCGGCACAGCCAGTTTCACTTGGCTTGCGACCATACAAATCAATAAACTCACCAAGCATTTGCAATTTCTTATCCCAAATTTCATCCTTGGTTAAAAGCTGGTCCTCATTTTTGTTCATGAACTCGGTCCACGTTTGAAGTCGTTCTTTGCTAACCCACATACCGGCAGTTCCACTTCCTGCGCGGTAAAACTTGAGTTGGTCGCTGAGCCACGAACCAATCTCCGGCTCCTTCTTGGAAGGTTTTTTTCCATCATTGTTGGTCATATACTGGATGACCTTATCTAACTTGCTGAACCACGAATCGTTCATTTCTGGAAATTATGCGATTCGTATGAATATATAAACAGACTTCAATTTTATATTAAAAATGGATGTTTTTGTGCATAGTTTTATTAAGAAATCGTTTTTGTTGCAACAAAAACGATAAATTATATGGCGAGTGCGATGAGAATGTAGTACAGAAAAATATGGAAAAGATGTGTTATTGTATAAAGATGGGCTCGGAATGTACAATGAAAATGGTGAATTAGTTAAAGAATACAAATGCAAATACGATTGCATCAAACATGAGAGAATGAGCGACATAAAGGCGATGAACAAAGATAAAGCGTACAATGGATATCGATTTGCGCCTTTGCCGAGTAAGTTGTGGTGTTAAAATATTTATGGTTTCGTAAATATTTATTATGGTGTATTGGGTTGTGAATTTGGTGGTGTATTGGGTTGTGTATCTGATTGTGCAATGGATACATTAATATCATTTTTAGAAATAGGTTTCATTATTGGAATTGCGACATCTTTTGCATCAGGATTATTTAATTTAGAAAATAGAGCAGAATTTGTTATTAATAGAGCTGTATTAACTGCAGTATCTGTTATTTGTGGCCTTATTTTTTGGTTAAAGACAACAAAAATATCTTTATAAACTTTTTCCGCCAATAAAGGGTATAACATTACAGCTATTTTTTCTTTCAAAGAATTAGTTTCTGGTGTTTCAGTTATTTTACCCTCACTATCTTTGGTTCCAACAAGTGCAGCCAATATTTGGTTAGTATCTGTAACACTACTGGGAACTGCTTTTTTGAGTTCATCGGAGTTACCCATATTTGTAATTAAATATGTATTAAAGTCAAAAACATACTTTGTTACACTCATTGTGTATGTTGTATCCATAATTGCATAATCACCCAATAATTGTCTGAACTGTTCGCCTGAATATAAAAAACTGGAATTCGCAGTTGCGGATACAGTCTGTTCTACAAAAGCTTTGCTTGGAATAACATTTGTTATTGATGCATTATATTCTTTTTCGACTTCTGCAATTGGTCTGAAATATTTTCGGTACCGTTGATAAATAGGTGATATAATATCTATTTTATCAATTGCTTTTGAAGTACTATCTTTTACTGCAGTTCCTATTTTATTAATTTTACTACCAAGACTTGTAATACCTGTTGCTGCATTTGATCCAAATTTAGACACAGTATCTGAAACAGAACTTAAACCTTTTCCTAATAAACTTGTCGCAAAGTTTTTTGTGCCTAACAGATCATCTCCTCCAGATTGGATTTGCGATGGTTGATTAGAATCAATCAAATATCTTTGTTTATCAATGATGCACAATCTAACAAAAATATAGCGATACATCAAAAAATTGCCAGTTTGCAATAAAATGTCAATATTTTGTTCATTGCAATTTAAATAATTATTTTCTGTATTATAAACATTATATACTTGATTTAATTCCACCATTCTTACAGCTACATTTTCAGTATTCAAATAGTTTTTATAAGCATCATAAAAATATTTTTCTGGAAAGTAACTAAGTGTTTTAAACATTAAATTATATAATTGTTTTAATAAACTAGCCAATTTTGCACCAGGTTTTAATTTAGTTCCAGTGTCTTTATAAAACATATGAATTATATGTGCATCATTTTTTATATATTCGCACACTCCTACAATTAATCTACTTAATTCTTGCAATTCTTTCTCTTTCAAATACAAATTAGAGACATAAACCATGGTTGATACAAGTCCAAATAAAACAATAAGTCCTAGACCAGTTGCAGTTAATCCAAGTGCAGTTGCACCACCAATTGCAGTTATAACCGAGGTTGTTGCTGAACTAATAGTTCCGGCAGTCGCGGTTCCAATGGTTGCAACAACACCTGCATTTCCAGCAAAAGCAGCAGCCTGCATGGAAACAATTAAACTCATTGATGCAACACCCAGCGCAGTAGTTACCGCATTGAGGGTTGATGAAAAAGATATAACATCAAGTTCATCACTTCGTATACCTCCATATTTTGCGAAAGCATTCAAATAATCCGATGTTCTGCTTATTTTTGAATAGTTTTGATAGATTGGTGTAAATTCATCTAGTTTTATAGTTGAGTATTTTGCAAGTAATGTTGAATCAAGATCTTCTTCACCGCGAAAATACTGCCCAAGTAATGTTTCAATATCATTATTCGCAGTTTTTTTAAGATCTGAATTTAATTCTCCTCCGCGAACACTTCGCGTCTTTTTACCACTACCACTATTTCTCTGTCGTCGTCGTGTCATTATATATTATGTACTCAAAATTTAATTGTAAAAATATACACATATTTTATAATTAAAACTCCGGATTGTCGGTAAAAACTGCAGCAACCGCGGGCAAACGGGTTTGTTCGGTCATTGCACTAAAGAACCCATTCATCGATTTGTTCATTGAAAAGACGGCAAACGTGGAAACACCCGCCGAAACCGCAACAATGGTTGCGTCGCGAATGAGTTCCTTCAAAGGTCGCATCTCTTTATTCACATATTTCATCTCTATCATTTTTGCTAAAATGTAGAGAACGGTCGTGACAATAATTATGGCAACAATGGCTTCCATTCTATATAATCAACGATTTTGAAAAAGCGTGTTTCTGACCGCATAAAGGGAACTACGTTCCCTTTAAATCCCTCCTTTTTGAATAACTCATTTTAAAGGGAGAATCAAAGACGTAAGCATCGCTGAATAAGGGCGAAGCCCGACCTGCTTAACCATAGGTTTCCTTTAAAGGGAAGATATAAGCAAAGCAAAAAAGGCGTAAGAGAAGGGAAGGTATAAGCAAAGCAAAAAAGGCGTAAGAGAAGCTTTGCTTCTCTGAATACCGTAGGTTTCCTTTAAAGGAAGGTATAAGCAAAGCAAAAAGGCGTAAGAGAAGGGAAGGTTCAAAAGGAAACCTACGGTTTCCTTTAAAGGGAAGATATAAGCAAAGCAAAAAAGGCGTAAGAGAAGGGAAGGTTCAAAAGGAAACCGTAGGTTTCCTTTAAAGGATTTAAAAAAAACGTTTTATAATATTCCATATGAATCGAACCAATGCAATAATATGCGGAATCGTGAAAAACTGTGCCAACAAACTCGATGCAAACATGAACATGGCAATAAAAACCGGCGAGCAATTCAATGCATACAAACTCGTCATTTACGAGAACAATTCAACGGATGGAACCAAAGAGTTGTTGAAAAAGTACGAAAATGCAAAAATCATCTCGGAAGACATTGACCCCGAGACAATCCGACAGACTAGCCGAATATGGAGCTACAAAGAAATCACGGGAAGCGACCATCCATGCCGGATCGAACAAATCGCAAACGCCAGAAACCGGGTAATCGACGAGATTTTGAAACCCGAATACGACAATTTTGTCCATGTTATTTGGATAGACCTGGATTCAAGTGGCTGGTCGATTGAAGGAATCAACGACAGTTTTATACAAACAACCAAGTGGGACGTGATTTACGCGAATGGTATCAACCCGAACCGCACCTACTATGATATGTATGCGCTAAGGACACTCGCAAATCCAGATTTGTGTTTTGGACCGGAAATTGTCGGCGAACATTTTTGGAAAAATCTTAAAACCAATCTGAATTTCTTGAGCGAAACCGCGCTGATACCAACATGTTCGGCATTTGGCGGAATCGGTATTTTCAAAAGAGAAATTTTCAAAAAATACAGATACGATTGCATTGTGAATCCGGCGGTAAAAACATTTTACAAAAACATTGTCAGCAATAGTCGGTTAAATGACAAATACAATGGACTCATAAAGAATCCAGATACCAAATTTCCAAATGGTTATTTGGAGGAAAATATATTTTGGAAATCAAACTCGGGGTATGATAAGCCAGTGGTGTGTGAGCATGTGTGCTTGAATTTAGAGTTGTATAACAATGGATACAAAATGTTTATAAACCCGAAAATGCTTTATTTCAGGTAGGGGAACCTACGGTTCCCTTATGATCCCTCCCTATTTGAATTGTGTTTATGAAGTGTATTTGATTAGAGATATTATATTATTTTTTAAAATAATATAAAATAAAGGAGGGGTCGTAGGGGGTAAGAGAAGCTTCCCTGAATAATCGTAGTTCCCCTACAGGTTATCGAAATAAAGGAGGGGGTCGTAGGGGGTTAAGCGAAGCGGAACTACGTTCCCCTACAGTTCATCGAAATCCAGCTTAATAATATCGTTCGAGAACGAGTCTGGGTTCAGGTCGGTGAATCCAAGACTCATGCTGTCTAAATCTCCGCCAATTTTCAGCCTATCCTCGTCGTCATAATCGTCTTCCGCCTCATCCAGTTTGCGTTGCAAATTGCGCGACACACTGATTTCCTCCAACCGTTCAATCGTCTTGGGCGCAACAATTTCTTCAACTTTTCCGTCGTCGGTCAATGCTCTGTCCACATCATCAAATGTTAGTCTACTTACAACAGGTTTGTCGCTGATATTGGTAATGATTGGACCCGAGTCAAGTACTGGCGGTGGTTCGGGTTCTTTAATCTCAGCTTCTTCCGCCTCTTTTGGCTCGTCGATAATCTCCTCCACAATTTCCTCTTCTTGTTCCACGGATTCGTCCAAATAAGCGCGCACAATGGCTTCCGTAGGAATGCTGTCGCGAATGGTTTTCAGAATACACTCCTCCACGATGGTTTCAAACTCGCGATTGTGTTTTTGCTGGTTCAAAGGCGACGCGTTCTTATCAAACAGGTACGCATTCTTATAGATCTTTCGCGCCACATTGATGTACGCCTTGTGCAAAAAATCATTGAGTTTCGGGATCGAAATGTCGATTTTCTTCTGCCGAGTCCCCACGCGAACACACGTCAACACTTTGAGCTGAATCACGTGCACGCATGTAATCAGGTCCTCCAGATAATTACACCCCGATTTCTCTACAATTCTCTTCTTCTCTTCATCCACAATATTCGGATTCCATTTGGGAACCCGGCAAATGAAATTCTGAAAGGTCATCAGGTATTTTTCCACTTCCCCGCTTTCCACACTCACTTTCCACGACTCGTTGAAAATAGAGCGAATTCCCTCCATAATCCGCGGCGTTAAAATGCTAACCAACCGACTGCACCACTCGTTGCGCGCCTCATTCAAATTAGATAAAACAAAATCGTCCATTTATAAAAAGGAAATATTTTTCAAACTGCAATCCGAACGTAAAAATAAGTAGTCGAACAAATACATCATCAGCATTTTTTCCGACCGGAATTCGCCCTTTATTTTATTAAAACAAAACTGAATCTGGACTATTTTATTTTTGTCTAAAACTTCTTCCAGATACTCGATTATATCTAAACAGGATACTCCATCCTCATACAATTCGTTGGCGAGGTTCATAAACCATTTATAGGTGTGTTTCTCAGATAAAACGAAATCTTTGAACACGGGTTCCAGAATCTGGGTCCTGCGTTCTCTCTTCAAATCCGCGAATCCATAAACCACGTTGCGATTCACTTTGTGCAAACTTTTGTAGACCGGGTTCTCGGAGTTTTCCGTTTTGTCCGGGATATAGATTTCGCAGAATCGAGACAGAATGGGTTTCAACAATTTGTGTTTGTTCTCTACAACAATGAAAAATCGCGTATTGTGGCTAAATAGTTCGATGCAACGGCGCAAAGCGGACTGGGCGTCAATCGTGAGTTCGTCGGCGTTATACAAAACAATGCTTTTAAATAAGGTTGCGTCGTTGCATTGGATATTGGCTTTTGCAAAGTATTTGAGTTCGTCGCGAATGAATTTGATGCCCTTGCCGTGGGCGCAATTGACGAACATAACATTGTTTTTGATGCGGTTGCGGTCTCCGCCGTAGATGCGGTTGATGAAATCATCCACGATGGTTCGTTTGCCGCACCCGGAAGAACCGTGAAAAACGATGTTGGGGATTTTGCGGATTTGGATGAAATAATTGAGTTTGGACGATACGAAATTGTTTTCGTGAAAAACGGTTGTCATTGAATTGCAATAATTGGGATTTTGTTTTTATCTGGTTTGTTCTCTATTGTTTTTAGGGGCATAAGCTTCGCTGAATTTGTAGGTTCTCCTAACAAAAAAAGCACAGTAGGGAGGGGTCATAGGGGAACCGTAGGTTCTCCTAACCTAACTTGACCAGGTTCATCTGTTTTGTGAAAACGTATCTCTCGTGGTACATCGTCCGGCGTCGCAAATTGCACAACAAACATGCAATTTCCACATTGTCCACGTTGTGCCCCACTGCATTGTTTATTCGTTCTAAAGTCCATTGTTTGTTTTCTCTCACATAGTTGTAAAAAAGATACACGGATTCCCGGCAATAAAAACATTTCAAACCCTTTTCGTGCAAAAGATCAACCACAAAATTCAGGTCAACAAATTTCTCATCATCGTATTTTTGTTTTTGAATATCCTGCATTTTATAACTAGAAACCTTGTTTTGGATCTGGCGTCGCATTTCTCTGCAGACCTCTTTAAAATCATCTGGTAAATCATCTCCACTTTTAATTGCGGTCAGGCACTCCCATTGTTTGTCCAGTTCCAAAAATTTCTCATCAAACCGCCATTTATCGGTTTCCTTGCGAATCGATTTGACTTTTGGCACAATCACCTTCTTCTTCTCTTCCTTTTTTCGCAAATCAATTACCAAAGATTTGGTTTCCATTATAGTATATAAACCATTTACATTTGAATCAAATTTGAATAAATGTATTTTTTGCCTTCTATATAACTTGAAACGATTCGGTGAGAGCCGTCCAATAATATATATGTTTCATTCTTTTTCAAAATCCAAATTGGCGGAATTTTTCTATTTTTTCGGATTTGTCTTTGATAAAATTTGACGCTATTCACATCTTTGCGACCTCGCGGTCTATTGGTTAAAGGATATGCATCTACCGCGGATTTCTGCATCCGATCCGAATCAAAATTGTCTACATTTTCAAACATCGATAATGGCAATTTAACCATTTTTGATTGAAAAATATGGGCAAATGATGCTTCGCGCAAATCACTAAACAATTGCAATGTGAGAGAAGTCGCAATTGAATCCTGTATGCAATCCATATAATTTATAGAGCACAAAAATAAGATGGTGTAAAACGATATAAACATTATTCAATAATAATATAAAAGAACGAGTACTATAATATGTTTCAGCAATCAACACCAACACAACCGATAGAAGAATCCATAACTGAAAAAAAGAATGACGAAACCAAAATCATGTACAAATACAAAAACATTTTGAGTTCTCAGACGCCCCTGACATTTGACGAAACCAATACAAATACGATGAACAAAATTGATGCCATGTTGGAGACCGAAAAGAAAAGTATGAATTCGGAGCCCTGGAACAAATTGGATAAGCGACTAAAAATCCAGAAGTTGCATGCCTACGCCGAAAAATACGGGAAAGAAAACGGACTGCCGATGAAAGAAGTCAAAGGTCTGAAGACGTTTTTCAGCACTTGTCTGACAAAAGACAAGCTGGCGAAGGTGAAGGACGTAGAATACAACAAGGAGACCGGGATTATCAGCAACATCGGCGGGCTCGCGTTCAATCTGACAACCCGCGCATTCACGATTCGCAACCTGGAGAAAAAGGTCTCTACATTGAAATCCTTAACGCCAAAGAAAACCGAGTCAGTAAATGAGGAGGAATAAATGGTACAAAATGATATATATTGTATCGAGTTAAATACAATTTATATATATACTTAGACAACTATGTTTGATTTTAGCGAAGAGGATATTATCGATTTAGAATTAGAAATTCACGATTCTGTAGATAAATATTTGGCGGAAAACGGCATCCAGCAATGTCAGCCCGAATTTTACAAGACAATGGTGGACAAGATTACCCAGGACTATTTGGACGATCTAATTTGCATCGGTTTCATTGAGGAAGACCGGCCCTACGAGAAAGTATTCAAAAGGTTTCGAAGGAGAGTCCATCTATTTATCAAAAACTATTTCTCAATCATTGGAATTCCTCGTCGAGCTTACAAAAATCCCCGACCAAACATCTATGAATCCGTGGATAAGGCCGTCATAAAAACACAGCTCGAAAAATTGAATGTCTCAAATCAAATCGTCCAGCGAACTCCGGAGTGGTACCAGTTCCGCCATAATCTGATTACCGCCAGCAACATTTGGAAAGCAGTTGGGTCCGAGGCAAACCAAAACAGTTTGATTTTGGAAAAATGCAAACCGATGGCTACGGATTCCTACGATGCATCGCCAAATACCGATTCGCCCATGCACTGGGGAGTCAAGTACGAACCCTTAACCGTGATGTTGTACGAATATCGAAACCGGTGCAAAGTGGGCGAATTCGGCTGTATCCAGCACCCCGCGTATTCATTCATTGGCGCATCCCCAGACGGGATCGTGGTTTCTGAAGAATCCAGTGCTTATGGGCGAATGCTGGAAATCAAAAACGTGGTTTCAAGAGAGATAACGGGTGTTCCCAAGATGGATTATTGGGTGCAAATGCAGACGCAGATGGAGGTCTGCAATCTGAACGAATGCGATTTTGTAGAGACCCAATTCAAAGAGTACGATGAGGTGGACGAGGATCTGTTTTACAAGAATAAAAATAAGTATTTATACAATGGACTAATTCTCTATTTCATCAAATCCGATTTCGCGGATGGAAAGCCGCATTATGAGTACATGCCGTTGAATATCGAGTTAAACAAACCCGCAATTAGTGAGTGGATCAACGAAAAGAAAGGGGAGTTGAAAGAGACCCACGTGTTATTCAAACGCATTTATTGGTATTGCGAGGCGTATTCGTGCGTATTAGTGAAACGCAATAGTCCCTGGTTCGAAATGGCGCTTCCGAAAATCCAGGAATTATGGAACACGGTGGAGAAAGAACGCGTTGCTGGATACGAACATCGAAAACCGAAGAAACGCGTGGCGGAGAAAAGGTGTTTGATTTCCCAGATGGTGAGAGAAGAAGTGGAAAATGTATTTATTGCGCCGGATTCGGAAAACTTTTAATTAGATTATTTATAATCCCATTATTTATAATCCCATTATTTATACACCCAATATTTATATATGAATAATACGCAAAATTTATGCCATTACGGCGACATTTTGGCAATACCTTTTTTTGGACTGCTCGTTCTCTATTTTTATGGAATAGAGAACAAATCCCCGATGGAATACGTACTATTCACGTTTTCGGCATTGGGGTTTATATTTGATATTTTTTACACGTACCTTTTCTACAAGTCAACAAAATAATAGAGAACATGAATATACAAATAAACCCATTTAGAAATAATAATCGATATTTATTTATTATTATGTCTTCCGAAATGTATGTTATGAAGAGAGACGGCCAGACCGAAATCGTGTCATTTGACAAGATTTTGCGCCGAATTAAGCGCATTGGTTTGGAGGCCGATATCAAAATCAATTACACCACCCTGGCAATGAAGGTAATTGACCAATTGTACGACAACATTTCTACCACAAAAATCGATGAGCTAACCGCCGACCAGTGCGCATCCATGTCATCCATCCATTACGACTACGCCACTTTGGCGAGTCGCATAACCGTTTCAAACCACCATAAGAATACCGAAGAGGATTTTGCCACGGTGATGTCCCAACTCCATAATTATATGGACAAACACGAGAAACACTCTCCCCTGGTATCCAAAGAATTGTTGGATGTTGTGGAAGCGAATAAAGAGAGAATCTCGGGTGCGTTGGATTTTAAACGCGACTACGTGTTTGACTATTTCGGGTTCAAAACGTTGGAAAAATCTTACCTGATGCGAATTAACAACAAAGTTGTGGAGAGACCCCAACACATGTGGATGCGCGTTTCTCTCGGTATTCACGGTTCAAACCTGGATGATGCGATTAAAACCTATGACCTAATGTCGCAAAAGTATTTCACACATGCTACGCCCACACTGTTCAATGCTGGAACTCCGCGACCACAATTGAGTTCATGTTTTTTGATTGCAATGGAAAAAGATAGTATCGAAGGAATTTACAACACGTTGAAGGATTGTGCGCTTATCAGTAAGTGGGCGGGTGGAATCGGTCTGCATATCCACAATGTGCGTGCGACCAACAGTCATATTCGAGGAACCAATGGGACCAGCAATGGCATTGTTCCGATGTTGCGCGTCTTCAATAACACGGCCAAGTACGTTGACCAGTGTTTAGACCCAGAATCAATTGTGTATACTAAACGTGGTCCCATAAAAATTAAGAATATTGTTATTGGCGACAAAGTGGTTGCGGACGATGGCAATTCTTATGCGATTCGAAAGGTTTTGGATTACCCAGAATACAAGGGCGATATGCACGAATTGGATGTCAAACACACATTGTATTCTTTGAAGCTGACCGATATGCATCCACTTTGGGTTATTAAGAATGATAAATTTATCCAGACCAATTTTAAAACAATTATATCGGACCTAGAGAGAAAACTGATTACACCCGATTTCATAGAGGTGAAGAATGTGATGGAAAATGATTTTGTTGGATTTCCTATTCCAAAATATGAAAAAGACATTGTGCATTTTACGGAGGATGATTGTCGTATGTATGGAATAATTGTTGGAGATGGGCACATATCGGAATCGAATAACCTATGTTCCATAAACATAAATGCAGAGAAGAAAGACACCATTGCATTTGTTGAGTCTTATTTGCATACAATGGGTATCAATCCAACACATTCTGGAAAAGGCAGAAATGCACGCCTTGAGTTTTCCAGAAACAATATGTTTAAATTCACATACGAGATGTTTTACGACAGTGGAGTAAAGAAAATTTTACCAAATATGTTGCATTTACCAAAAAATAAGATTTTGAGTTTAATTAAAGGAATTTTGGAAACGGATGCAAATACATCCGGTAATAAAATCATACTTGAAATGATTTCACCCAATGTTATTGAATCGGTTCGGTATATGTTGTTGCGCCTCGGTATATTGACGTCTGGCTACATGACGGATGAATCCATGATTGTATTATCAATTCCAAAAATAAAGGTTATCTGTGATCTATTTACAAATAAGGCAATTACCGTTTCCAAGGCTGTCAAGTTTTTTGAATATAATGGCTACCTATTCAGTATCGTGAAAATGAATAAAAAGGTTGAAAATTACCACGGTCGTGTCATTGATATTGAGGTGGATAATGAGGACCACCACAATTTCCTGACACATACTGGTTTGGTCAAAAACGGAGGCGGAAAGCGCAACGGCTCGTTCGCCGTGTACATCGAGCCATGGCACGCGGACATTGACAAATTCCTGGAAATGCGTAAGAACCACGGCGACGAAGAATTGAAGGCGCGCGACCTTTTTTACGCCTTATGGATACCAGATCTTTTCATGAACCGCGTGAAAAGTGATGGATTATGGACGCTGATGTGCCCCGACGAATGCCCCGGATTGTCCGACGTCTATGGCGAGGAATTTGAAACTCTATATACTCAATATGAGACCGCGGGCAAAGGACGTGTCACCGTGAAAGCCAGAGACCTCTGGTTCAAAGTATTGGATGCCCAGATGGAGACTGGAACGCCCTACCTTTGCTACAAGGATTCCGCCAATCGCAAATCAAACCAGAAAAATATAGGAATTATAAAGAGCTCGAATTTATGCTCCGAGATCATGGAGGTAAGCACTCCAGACGAGACTGCAGTGTGCAACCTCGCGAGTATCGGTCTTCCAACCTTTGTGGAAAACGGCGTATTCAATTACGACAAATTGCAAGAAGTGGCCAGCGTCATAACCCACAATCTGAACAAGGTGATTGATGTCAATTACTACCCCACCGAGAAAACCCGGGTTTCCAACCTAAAACACAGACCCATCGGAATCGGCGTCCAAGGATTGGCCGATGTCTTCATGCTTTTAAACATCCCCTTTTACAGCGACGAGGCCAAAGCGGTGAACCGGCGGATTTTCGAAACCATTTATTATGGCGCATTATCCAAATCCGCGGACTTAGCGTCAACGGACGGACCCTATGAAACCTATGCTGGCTGCCCCGCATCCCAGGGCCAGTTGCAATACGATTTGTGGTCGATAACCCCGTCCAACCATTTGGATTGGTCGGCGCTGAAAACGAAGATTGCAACCATGGGTCTAAGAAACTCCCTGCTTCTCGCCCCGATGCCGACTGCGTCCACATCGCAAATCCTCGGATTCAACGAGTGTTTTGAACCGTTCACCAGCAATATTTACAGTCGCAGAACGTTGGCCGGCGAGTTCGTATTGACAAACAAGTATTTGATGAAAGAAATGATTGATATGGGATTGTGGAACACCGAACTCAAGAATAATATCATTGCAAACAATGGTAGCATTCAACATATTCAAAACATTCCCGAGCCTGTCAAATTAAAGTACCGCACCGTCTGGGAAATACCGATGCGCCACGTCATTGATATGGCGGCGGACCGCGGTGCGTTTATATGCCAGAGTCAAAGTCTGAATTTGTGGCAAGAAGACCCCAACTACAACTCATTAACGTCTATGCATTTCTACGCGTGGTCCAAGGGTTTAAAGACGGGAATGTACTATTTGAGACGCAGAGGCAAACACAAGGCACAGCAGTTCACGATAGAACCGAAGAAGGCGGAAGAATGCATTGCGTGTAGCGCATAGGGAAACCGTAAATTAGGTTAATTATTTTCGTTTGTGGTAAGTTCCATCAGTTTCTCGTTCAAACTGTTGCAATACGCAATAAACTGCTCTTTTTCAAATTTCTCTTTTTGAAGAAGATCCTCCAACTGTTTGTTTTTTGTCATCAATTCAATGTTTTTTGACAACAAACTTTTGTCAAATAGCCGATTGTAATCTACCGCAAGTTCATTGATTTCATATTTATACGTTTTACAGTTTCTCTGCAACTGGTCCATTCCCTTTTGCAAAGATTCATTCTCGGATTTCAAATCCAAAACACAATCGCGGTATTCGGCAGACATTTGTTCAAATTGGGTTATTAAAAATCTCTCAAAATTGAGCACACATTTCTCCAATTCGTATTCAAATCCAAGTGGCGCAAAACTGAAAGTGAATGACATGGAGGATTTTTTCACTGTTTCTAAATTTTGTTTCAAAAAACCCAGCTCCAAAGGTGTAAATACGCGCTCCGAAATCAGTTTTACTGGTGCCTGCCACATATTTTGACGGGGACACTGGGACAAATAGATTTTCCCGGTTTCTGCAAATATTCTTACATAGTTATAAGTTGCGGTTTTGGCAGACGGGGTCCAATTGCTGAGAACAATTTCCAACAAAGTCTCCGCCATATTTACATTATACCCTTAAAAGAAACCTACGGTTTCTCTTTGACTCTTCCCTTTTCCTTAAAATAATTATTATTATGGCTTCAGCAAAACTTAATACAACGTGTTTTATTAACCATATGTTTCACATTTATGCATTAAAAACTTTCATTATAAAGGGAAGAGTCAAAGAGAAACCGTAGGTTTCTTTTAAGTATATAAAAATAAACTGCTTATTATTATATAATTCAATAATGGACACAAAACCCCTGACGATTCAGGTCCAAAAACGTTCTGGTTCAAAATACGTGACCTCCATTGTTGGATTGGCGGACGACCTTGATTTAAAAAAAATAATGGCGCATTTGAAAAAAACATACAAATGCAACGGATTTATTTCAAAAGATGTGAAAAATGGCGAAGTCATCACTCTGACCGGTGACCAGAAAGAAAAAGTCTACAAGTTTTTTGTGGACGAACATATTTACAAAAGGGAGGAAATACAGGTTAAGGGTATCTAGTAAGGGGAACTACGTTCCCCTTTAACCCCTCCTTTTAATTTACTCCTTTAAATTTATCCATTCATTGATGGCCTTTGCTTCATTGTATTTTTTTTTATTTCTATCAAATATAATTAGTTGTTCTTTCGTGTAGTATGTCTCAATAAACCATTGGCGAAATTCATCCATTGGTTTTTCCGACGATTTCAAATTACGAATGTTATGATTCTT